TTACTTATAAAGATAGGTTGGCTGGTGACGATGTAACTAGTCCTGTACCCTCCTTTATTGGATCACCTATTAATTCCACCTTCTTTTACAGTAACCGTTTTGGTGTATTGTCAGGAGACAATGTGATCCTTGGTGTTGCTAATGACACCTATAACTTTTTTGTTAAGTCAGCATTAACACAGATTGATTCAGATCCAGTCGATTTAAACGTATCTAGTGTACGTCCTGTTAAACTATCTGATGTGCTACCGTCACCACAAGGTCTTCTCTTGTTCAGTGAACGTCAGCAGTTTCAACTTTATGCAACTGAGTCCAGCACTCTTACACCAACTTCTGCTGTAATCCGAGCGCTTTCTAATTATGAAATGGCAACTGATATTGCACCTGTAGATATTGGTACTACTTCTGCATTTGTCAGTAGGCTACCTGGTTATAGTAAATTATTTACTATGGCACTACGTGATGTAGAGCAGAGCCCTGTTGTCGTAGATATTAGTAAAGCAGTATTGGAATGGATTCCTGCTACTGTAGATGGTCTTACTACAAGCCCACCTAACTCTGTCGTAATGTTAATCGATAGAGATACGTCTTACTTTTACCTGTATCGTTATTATAACAACGGTGAGAAAGACCTGTTTCAAGCTTGGACTAAATGGCAATTACCTAGCACTATTCAAGCTGCAAAAATTATTAACGATAATGTCTTTGTTGTTCATCAATATGAAGATGAATATGCCATTGGCTCTATAGTACTTGATGAGATCCCTACAGGAGCTTCTGTATCAACAGCAAGTGACTTTGAGGGTAATGCCTGCCTAGACATGGCTACACGTCCTGTAAGCCCTGGTGGAGGTGTCTCAGCAGTTGTTTATGAGGAAGCCTTAGATCGTACTAAGATCTACTTACCTTTTACTCCTATTGCAAATACAAAAGGTGCTGTACTTCTTAACGTACCTAAAGCAGAAGTAAATAATACATCAGCTGCATTAGAGGCAGATGCTGGTTATTGGGCTGAAGTTGAAGGGTTTAGTGAACCAGGTACAGGTTATCATTACTTTGAAATTAAAGGTGATTTCACTGGTTATGCTGACGGTATGCTTGTAGGTTATAACTATGACTTTGAAGTAACACTACCTAAGTTTTACTATAGACGTGATGCTACGACTACTGATTATACTGCAACATTAACTATTGCTAGAGCTAACTTTTCACTTGGTAGAACTGGTGCTGTTGTATTTAAATCAAAAGCTGAAGGTTCTAACGAATGGATTGCTGTAAAAAATGTAGCTCAAGCTAGTTATTATACAGGTGATAGTAATCCAATTAAACAAGAGAAAACTTTTACTGTACCCATCCATCAACGTAATACTAATTTTGAATTAAAAGTGACAAGTAATTTACCATACCCTGTATCGTTGGTGTCAATGATGTGGGAAGGAAACTATTCTCCACGTTTCTATAGGAGGACTTAATGATCAATAAAAATTATGATCTTCTGGGTGAGCAGTTAGCTGAGTCTGGACTGGAAATGAGCATTGCGCCTGCTATTGCTGGTGCACTTATTGGTGGTGGTGCATCCATTGTAAGTGGCCTCTTCGGTGCCAAGCAAGCCTCGGACTCAAACAGACAAGCTGAAAAAGCTTACGAAGATCAGATGGAGCTTGCTCAAGAAGCAGCTGATAAAACTAACGAATACCAAAAACTAGTATTTGAAGTTGATAAACAAAACTATGCTAATACCCGTGCATTTGAAGCGGAAACCTTAGCACGACAATGGCAGTATCAAACTGAATTACAAGATTTTTCATACTTATCAGCTGTTGAACAATATGGCAAGTCTGTATCAAATAGAAATGATAGGCTTACATATAATAGTATTGCAGCAATGCAAGCTTATGAATCTGAACAGTCTGCATTAAACGATCTTTTTACTGAAGATTCTTTTAGTCGTCAAGGTATGTTGGTTGATCAACTGCAAAACGAAGGTAAAGCTGCTTTAGGTCAAGCTGGTAATTCACGTACTAAAGCTTTACAATCTAGTATTGCAGCCTTAGGCCGTAACGCAGCTATTATGGATGCTAGTTTATCTAGTTCTGTAGAGCAATCACAACGTAATATGCAACAGATTGGGTTGCAACGTTATGCTGCAGATCTACAGGCTAATGCTTCTATGATGATTGAACCTAAAAAAGCACCAGATATTCCGTTACCTATGCAGGCACCTAAGCGTATCTTTATTGAACCTATGGAAGTATTGCCACAAGCTATCCAAGCTCCTGTAAGACAAAGTACGTTTGCACCAATTATGTCTGGATTTATTCAAGGAGCAGGTCAAATTGGAATGGGTATAGCTGGTCAGATGAATTATCAAAGCCCTAATATTGGTGGTGGTAGTTATGGGTCTGGCGGTTTTGGTACTTTTGGAAACTACTCTGGTTTAAGCGGTCAACCCTATTAATTAACCATGGCAAAACAAGTACAATTTAGGGGAGCTGCCAAATCTAGAGGTTTCTCCCCACAACAAGTAAGTGACGCTGCTATCTCACGTATGCGTGAAGATAGTAATCGTGTTATACAAGGTATGCGTGCTGCTGCTGAAGCTGACATTTCTCAACGGCAACGTATTAACGAAGAAGTTAAAGCAAATCAACAGTATGAAAAGTCAGCACGTGAAAAGAATTTTCAAATTCAAACGCAAAATCAACAAACTCAATTACGTCAAAGTCAACTAGATTCTCAAACTGCTCTAAAACAATTAGAAACAAATCAAGCAGCACAATCTAAAATCTTTGAAAATGTTGCTAATTTAAGTCAAACCGCTGCTAAAAAATACGAAGAGATACAAAAGGTAAAGTCTGACGAACGTGCTCAACAAGCTATTAATGAGTTCTTAATTAATCCTAATCAAGACGAAGTTATTAAACAAGTCTTAGGTGAGTATGAGTTAGCAGCTACAGAAGAAGTACGTCAAAGTGAACTTGATGTAGCACAAGCTAAAAACGGTCCTCCTCTTGCTATTTCTAAAGCTAGGTCTTTAGACAGTAACGGTCGTTATAAATTAGACCAAGCTAGAGTTAATTATATTTTAACTAATATCTACCCACAGCAACTAAACAAAGCTTTGTTAGATGCTGGTGATTTAGACTCTGCTCAAACAGCTGCTTTTGTTACTAATTTCCAAAGAGAGTTTTTTGAAAGGTCTAATGTCTTAGCTTATAAACCTGAGATGTTACGTGATGGTTTAACAGCTCTTGCAGGTGTTAACCAAGGTATTCAAACAAAAGCTCAGAACCGTGAGTTAAAACAAAGGTCAGAAATGAGAGTGGCTAATGCTACTACAATTCTAACTCAAAATCCTGCTGCTTTTGTTCAAAATGCTCCTGATCAATTTAGAGTATATGCAAAAGAAAAAGGTTTTTCTGCTGCTGTAGCCTGGTTTACAAAAGACATTGGTTTAGCACGAGGTGTTAATGGTGAATATCAATTTACAATTGACCAGATTGGTGCAGCAAAAGTAAATACACTTCAAGGTCAAGCTGGTAAAACATTTGCTGAAAGTAATCCAGGTGCGTTTGGTGAGCTTAAAATAGCACGTATGCGAGGCGATAATCAATATCGTACTGCTCAGATTCAAGCTGATGAATTAAGTTATAAAGAAGATACTAAAAGATTCTTAGCAGGTTTAGTTGAAGATGGTAGTAAAGCAAACGCTGAAGCTGCTATTGAATTCTTTAGAGAAACTCATGGTAGAATACCACAAGTAATACAACAATATGCAAATGGCTATACTCATGAAGCATTAGCAAAAGCTAAAACTATTGAACAGTATGAAGCTATTCCTGATGGTTTTATTACACAAGAAGCTGTCGATGCTTTAAGTGGTATTGACCCTGAAGCAGCTAAAGCTTTAGGTGCAAGATTTGCAGAACAACAGAAGAAATACACTAAGGGTGTCTTTAACGATCAATCAGATTCCTTTAAAACAATTGCTAATGGTGTAACAACTTTTGGTTCAAACAAACCTAATACACCTGCTAGTTTGTTTTTACAAGGTCGTATGCGAGCTGAATATCGTAAACGTGTAGATCAAGCTGTAGCAGGTGGTATGGACTTTAATACTGCAGCTACAACAATTGGCCAGCAATTAGCCCAAGAAGTAAAAGCTGGTGCACGTGAACCAGATAGTTTGTGGTATCGTAAACCTAATCAATCTGGAGGTAGTGCAACCTTTCCTAATCTTAACAAAGGTAACTTACCAGCACTAGAAAAAGCAAACCGTAATTACACTGAACTTAAAAAAGATATTTACGATAGAGGTTTATCTACAGTTTTACAAACACCTGAAAGTATTATTACTAAGGAAGAAGCAGTGGCTATTATGAATGGTTACGGTAAACCTGGTTTTACTATTCCTCGTGATGTTGCAGCTGTTGCTGGTATTAGTAATGGTGCTGATCCTTTTACAATTATTAATGCACAGCTTGAAGCTTTAGACCTACCGCCATTAACGCCACCACAAGTAACAACAGATTTAAATGCACAAGTAAGCCCTGAATTTCGTAGTGTGATCTATGATGCAAAGACACGAGCAGCGGCAAAGGCACGTGCGGTACAGCAAGGTTTAAATAATACATCTACTTTCCAAAGACCTGGTGCAATGAGAGCTGGATCTCAATTTAAAAGATCTTTTACTGGTGCAATGATGTACCGTGAAAACCCCCAACAATATGTTCAAACTGGTAACGCTCTTGTTGGTCTTGGTTTTAAAGTAGCAGAACATCCTGATTTTGGTGGTACTGCTCCTGTACACGCTGGTAATAGTTATCACGGTTATGGGGAAGCTTTTGATGTTACACACCAAACTGGTGAATACAATGCTTCCATTGAAAAAACCAGACAACTTAAAGACGCTATTAGAAGTATGGGTCTATTTGAAGAAATCATTGGTCCTGGTGATGGTGATCCAAACCATGAAACACATTTACATTTAGGCGGTTTAATGCGTCCTATTACACCACAAGATATTGCGACATTAAAGTCACTATTTAACTAAACTATGGAATACGATCCTAACGAGATGTTTAGGGAGGATCCAGGTGAGATGGAGTTATCTCCAGAATTCAACGCTGAAATGCAGCTTCAACAAGAGGCTGCACAGATTGAAGATACTCAACTAGATGAAACCTCTACTCCTACGGGAGGACAACCTGAACAAGCTCCACAACCCGAGGCAGCTACGGCACCTCAAGCACCAGAAGAACCATTCGACAAAACCAAAGACTTTTCTTTTTACGAAGCCCAAGGAATGAGTCGTGGTGAATGGAACCGCAGACAAATGGCTACAGGTACAGGTGGTGAACTAGAAGGTTTTGCTGAAGATCCAAGGTCTTCTGCAGAATTTGCATTAGCTATACCTACAAGTTTGGTAGACTTTGGTGTAGAAACAATTAACATGATTCCTGGTGTTAATATACCTAAACCTACTAAGTTTGAAAATGAAACAGCCCAAGCAGTAAGACAAATATCTTCTGTTATTGCACCAACTATTTTATTAGGTGCAGGTGGTAAAGCTGCTGGTACTGCTGCTAACACACGTGTAGGCTGGTCAGTTGGTCAGAATAAGTTTGTCCAGTTTATGGGTGATCGTGGTGTAGAAGCTTTAGCTGGGCTTACTGTAGGTCTTGTCAGTAGTGAATACGAAGAAGACAATGCTACAGGTACTTTAAAGAAAGCGTTTCCCAAAACGTTTGACTTTATTCCTGATAGTATGGCTACTTTGGATAGCGATACTCCTGACATGAAACGTCAAAAGAATATCCGTGAAGATATTGGCCTTGGTTTTGTTACTGACTTAGCACTTGGTAGTGTTAAATTTGTTAATGCTATTGCTGGTACTACTGGTGCACTACGTAGGTCTAACCAACTTGTAGGTGAAACACCTCAAGCACGTAAATGGTTAGATACAAATAAACCACCTGCTAGTTCTGCTGATCCAGAAGAAGCTGTCATTCAATCTGCTATTAAACAAGAGGAAGCTCTTGATGAAATGGGAATGTATGGCTATTCTATGAATCCCGCTATGGATCAACCAATCAAAGGTGTACATGATATGTATGATTACACTGAAGTTGGTATTCGTACTGTTGATGACTTTGGTGTTGTTGGAGCTGCTATTGATCAGGTTCGTATTGCTAAAAACTTAGATACTGTTTACGGTAGACTTGGTAATGTAATCTCTGAACCAGCATTGAAGTATAGCCTAACCAGTGGTGATAATGCACAAGATGTTGTACTTGGTCTTGCTGATCAACTGCAACAAGCTGGTCGTATTGGCATGGAAGGTAACGGTTGGAAGGTTACTTTTGATGATGTAATTGATGAAGGTGAAAACCTTGCGATTCAATTATTTGATCCACGTATGAGTAAAGCAGATGTAAGAAAAGTACTAGAACCTTTTATTACTCGTACTGATGACGGTAAAGAGATCCTTGCAGAAGGTGGCTTTGCTATGGCCGCTAAGGCTCTCAGAGGCTTCGGAAGCGAGCTTACCAGTATGGATGTAGCAAGAGCACAGTCCATCCTTGCTGGAAGCCTTTCTGGACGCATCTCAGACCTTTCTGAAGGTGCAAGGTTGATGGAAGGTACAGCTGCTGTAGAAGTAGCACAAGAAAAGATTATTGACATGATGCAATATGTCACTCAATTATCTGCTTCTGCTAAGTACTACAAAAACCGTAAGATGAATCTTATCCAACAAGTACAGAATGGATTTAAGAACATTGAAGGTTATAACGAAGCTACTGTACTTGGAGCTGGTGAAACTGCTAAACGTATCTTTGAAGATTCTCAAAGGTTTGGTAATACAATGCGTCAAATTGCAGCTAATCAACCACAGTTGATGGATCAATTCCTGATGGCTTATGAACTTACTGATGGTAGTATTGATACTATCACTAAGATGAATAACTACATCGCTGGGATGACCACTGATTTAGGTAAAGCTATTATTAACCTTAACCCTGAAGTAGAAAATAAGTTAATTGCTGGTGTATGGTCGAATGTTTATAACAGCATTCTATCTGCATTTAAAACACCTATCCAAGCACTTGCTGGTAACTTTGGTGGTATTATTAGCCAACCTATTTCTTATTTTGCTGGTGCAGCTTTATCTGGTAAAGGTCTAAAAGCTATGCAACGTGGTTGGATTGCTTATAGTTCTGTTGGAGAAACTATGCAAAAAGCATTACCTTATGCTGGTGATGTTTTCTTAAAAGCTTCTCGTGAACCAGATTCAATTCGTTCTGTTACTCGTACTGATTTGTTACTACAATCAGAACGTGAGTTAGATTTTCTTAAGCAAGCAGCACGTGCACAAGCTGCTGATGGTGATGATGGTTTACAGTATATTGTAAATCAAATTGAAATGCTTAGTGATCTTGGTAAAGATCCTGTACTAAGATTTGGTCCTAATGCTATGACAGCATTGGATGGATTTACTGGTGTATTTAATGCAGCTGCTGAATCTAGATTCCGTGCTATGGATGAACTTGTAGCATCTGGTAAACCAATTACTAAAGAAAACGTCAAACCTATTGCTGATAAATACTATAAGCAAATGTTTGGTGACAATGGTTTGTTAAAAGATGAAGCTGTTAAATATGCTAACAGTGAAATGGCTCTTAACTTAGACACACCATTAGCACAAGGTGTTGGTGATCTTATTAAAACAGTGCCTGGTATGCGTCCATTCCTTATGTTCCCCACAACTGGTATGAACATGATTGATATGATGGGTAAATACGGTCCTTGGACACCATTTCAACGTGATGTAAATGAATTAGCTTATACTAAATTAGACGACCTACTTGGTAACGAAGAACGTATTGATCAATTACTTAAAGCACGTAATATCGATATTGAAAGTATGGATACTATTGCTAAGCAAAATAAAATTGCTGATCTTAAGTATATGACACGTGGACGTAAAGCTATCGGTGCATTAGCAGTAACAGGTGCTGTTGGTCTCATTATGAATGACCGTATTACTGGTGATGGTCTTTACGATAAAGAGACACAAATGGCTAGAGTGAAGAACTCTAAATGGCAGAAACGTAGTATTAAAGGGCTTGATGGTAAATTCTACTCATATGAATCATTAGGTCCAATTGCGGATTGGTTAGCACTTACAGCTAATGTTGCTGATAACTTTGATATGCTTGGTGAAGCTAGAGTAGAACATTTTCTTTCTAAACTAGGTTTTGTTTTTGGCGCTGCTGTTACTGATCGTACTGGTTTATCTACTATTAAACCTTTACTTGATATTCTTAGTGGTAACGAAGGTGCAATGACACGTTGGTCTGCTGGTTTTATTAATAGTCTCGGTCCTCTTGCTTCACAACGTGGAGAATGGAGTCGTATTTTAAGTGAAGGTTTACAGGAAGTTGAAAATGATTTTATGTCACAACTAGAGAACCGTAATAGGTTTGCTGGTGAACTTGATTCTTCCAATAGACAGCCTTATATTTATAGCCCAGTGACTGGTGAGAAACCTAATGGTTATAGTTTCTTACAACGTGTATGGAACGCTTATAGTCCTATTAAGGTTCATCCAGAACAATCACCTGAAGAAAAGTTCTTACAAGAGATGGAGTTTGATGTAAACACTAACTTCAGATCTAAGGATGGTGTTAAACTAACTGCTCCTGAACGTTCTGAACTATTCCGTTTGATGGGTGAGCGTGGATTCTTTAAAGAAGCTATCCAAGAAATCATGCGTGATGCTGGTGACTGGAAGAGTATTGAAAAGCTACGTGAAATGCGTAATCAAGGTTATAAATCAGATGAAGTATCTCTAAAAAAATGGCATGATATACATGCTAGGTTATCTGAAGCTAGACGTGCTGCAGAAGACTTTGCCTTTGCAGATATGGATGCAGATATGTATGCTGCACTTGAGCTACGTCAAGTTCAAAAACAACTAACAGAAGAAGCTAATATAGTTGGTGAACCTTTTGATGATTCAATTCTAAACATCCGTAATTAACTATGACAACTCCATGCGAGCTAGTACAAATTGAATATCAAGGTAATGGAACCTTAAGTGTTTTTGCTTTTCCATTTCCTTATGACTTTAAAACTGAAGTAAAAGTTGCTCTTTGGAACAACACAACCAAAAAACATGAAGACATTCTCACAACTGATGCTACGTATCCATGGGAAGTTAACGACGCAAACCCCACTGCTGTAACTTTTACAGGTACTGTACCACCTTCTCCACCTGCCCCAGATGTAAACGAAGACCCTATCTATAATGTTAGGATTTATCGTGTTACTGACATGACAAACATTCGTTCAGTATTTAACCAAGGTTCAGCCATTCGTGCTACAGACCTTAATAAAAACTTTGAACAATTACGTTATGCTATTCAAGAAGGTAAATGCCAAATACCTGATAAACTACTTGAATATTTAGATGAATATTATTGGAATAATTATAGTGATGTAATTTATTCTACTGAAACATGGCCAAATAATGATACTACAATTGCTACTACAGCAAAAATCGATGACATGATCGATGAAGCTATTACTGGTGATATTGCTGTTGATAGTACTGGTTTGACTTTTACCAACGATGGTGACGGTACTATTACTCTTGGTATTGGTGCAAATTCTGTAGACATTGATCGTATCAAAACAGATGATGTAGTTGAGACAAGTGCTTATGCTAGTACTTGGTCTAATGAAGACGATAAAATAGCTACTGTTGGTGCTATTGCTAAACGTCATGATCTAACTATTAGTACATCAGCTCCTACCACTACACAATTAGGTAGATTATGGTATAATAATACTATTGGTGTTAATTCACTAAACATGTGGGATGGAAGTGGTTGGAAAGTAGTTACTTCTGGTACACCTTACATTCCACAAGGTACTACTATTGTACGTTATGTTGATAAGGTAAATGGTAGTGATGCGTCAGATGTAACTGGTTTTCTACCTCAATCACCTTTAAAATCAATTAAAAGAGCACTGACATTAGTCAATGCTTCTGCAAGTGGTGATGGTACTTTAATTGTTATTGCACCTGGTGTATATCAAGAAGAACTTCCTTTACGCATTGAAAAAAATAATGTTTCAATTATTGGTACATCTTTGCGTAGCTGTTTTGTGCATCCTACGGTTGCTACTGAAACCAACAGTATGTTTGAAGTTACCAGTGGTAGTTATATTACTAATTTAACATTACTTGGTCTTAAAGTACCTACATCTGATCAAGGTAGCAGAAATAATAGTTTAGATAATGATGCTACGTATGGTTTACCTAGTAATCAGCCTTTTGCTGTTAGGTTCCGTACTGACACCCAACCCATTATTCTAAAGAGCCCTTACATCCAAAACTGCACACATTTTAGTGATGCACATTTTGATAATTCAAATTTTGATCCTAATACTTTCCAGTCTACTGATGCTCAAACTTATAGTGCAGTAGCAGGAGACCAAACCTCAGCACCTTGTGGTGGTGGTTTGTTAATTGATGGTGCTGCAGTCAGCTCTTCAAGTCCTATTCGTAGTATGGTTGTTGATGCATTTACACAGATTTGTCTTGATGGTCCTGGTGTACTTGTAACTAACAATGGTTATGCACAACTCGTATCTTTCTTTGGTACGTTTACTCATTATCATGCTAAAGCTAAGAATGGCGGACAAATTAATTTAAGTAATTGTGTCAGTGACTTTGGTCGTTATGGTCTTATTGCTGACGGTAAAAGTCCAGCTGCTATTGCAACTGCTATTATTTCTTCTCCTAGTGTTGGAGCAGGTAGTGGTTCTACAACAGTAACTATTGGTGCATTAACTCAAGGAACGTTCCACGGTTCTGTTTCACAACCTTTGAATCACATGATGATCACCATTGATGGTGTTGATTATGGTGTTGTTAGTAGTGTTGCTAATGGTTCTGGATGGGATGTAACGCTTACTTCTGGTCTTACTGGTAATATTACAAGTGCTTCTGCAGCTTTTGCTTTACGTTCTTATATTAGTACTGGTGGACATACATTTGAATTTGTTGGTGTAGGTACTAATTATGGTGATCATCCTGACGAAGGTGGTGTACCTATTGAAGCTAATCAAGTCATTGAGCTAAATGGTGGTAAAGTTTGGCAATCAAGTACAGATCATGTTGGCAAATTTAAAGCTGGTAATGTTCTTGTAGTTGACCAAGTTTCTGAAACTGTAGACCTTAAAGACACAACTGTGACTGGTAATATCACTGTTACAGGCACCGTTGATGGACGTGATGTTGCAACTGATGGTACGAAACTAGATGGTATTGAGTCTGGTGCTACTGCTGATCAAACAGCTGCAGAAATCCGTACACTTGTAGAAACAGCTACAGACTCTAACGTATTTACTGATGCTGATCATACTAAGCTAAATGGTATTGCAACTGGTGCTACTAATTATGCAAATAGTGATGTAGATGCACATTTAAACCAATCCACTGCAGGTAGTGGTGAAGTACTTAGCTGGAATGGATCCGATTACGACTGGGTTGCTCAATCCGGTGGTGGTGGTGGTGCTACTGCTATTGATGATCTCAGTGATGTAGATACCTCAACCGTTGCACCCACAGATGGACAGGCTTTGGTCTGGGATAACGCTGCTAGCCAGTGGGAACCAGGAACGATTAGCAGCAGTATTCAAACGGCAACCGATTTTGAGTTGCAACCGGCTACAGGCACAACCCCTATCACTCGCACAGGAAACACGAGCACGAGCAGCAACGTTGCCTCTGGCCAGATTGGTCTAAGCATCCAAGGCGCAGGGTTCACTTATTGGAGCACAAACCCTGATGGACTATCAGGAACGATTCTCGATTATCTTGTCAATACAGCATCGTTCCCCATTGATGTTGACATTAGCGGGACCACATATTCAATCACTGGAATTCAAGACAATTCAACGAGCGGCACCCCTAATGTGCGATTAGACCACACTGCTGGCATTTCACTGACGAACGGTGTTTCGTACACGTTAAGTCTGGCCTCTGTCCCTACTTTGCCGCTACAGAACGGCGACTTCTTGCAATGGGTTGCTGCCGACTCTGTGTTTAAACCTACTCAACCATCGAGTGGCATTGCTAACGTTGTTGAAGATACAACTCCACAGCTTGGTGGTCCTTTAGATGTACAAGCACAAGAAATTAATACTAGCACTACTAACGGTAACATCAAGCTAACTCCAGATGGCACTGGTGTTGTTGAAATCAGAGGTAATACAGGTAATGATGCTGCTATTCAGCTCAATTGTGAGCAAAATACTCACGGTGTAAAGATTAAATCACCTCCACATAGTGCGGCTGCTAGTTATACTTTAACCCTACCTGATGATACGGGAACCTCTAATCAGTTACTTACAACTGATGGTTCTGGTAATTTAAGCTGGTCTAATGCTTCTGGTGGAGCGGCAACTGTTGACACAACAAGCCTTGACACTAACTTTGCAATTAACCCCGACAATGGGACGATGTTAATTGATCAGATTACTGCTAATCGTACTTATACTGATGATATGGATAGTGGTGAAAGTGTTACGATGATGGTTAATAGAAATAGTACACTTTATAGTATTACTTGGCCAACTATTAAATGGGTTGGTGGGTCACAACCTATCTTGCCTACAGGGCCAACAGCATACGCAATTATCACTGTCTGGAAAGCAGGCACAACTTTATTTGGCTCTTATGGTGGAGATGCTTCGTAATGTTATTAGCACAAAGCCTGTTAGCATCACAAAAATTTGAAGATCGTTATTACGAGTTCACAACATCTAACACTTCCGTATATTACCCACAGGTAAGACCTTATGGCGGAACTGTAACTATTAACTGGGGTGACGGCAACATTGAAACTGGTTTAGATTGTTCTACTTCTAATTCTAAAGAGTACCAACACACTTACTCAGTGGCGGGAAGTTATACTGTAAGGATTTCAACTGAACGCAACGCATCGTTTACAGTTAGAACTAACTCTAACAATAATTTTGATACGTTAACCCTTTCTGTAACTGGCTCAACAAAGCAAAGAGGAAGGTCCTGGAGGGATGCGTTTTGGGACATGACTAATACAACAACGGATGGTATGCCAGACGTTAATACAGAACATGTCACTAATATGAGATCAGCTTTTTCTGATGTAGATAATATCACTTCTAGTCCTGATTACGATACAAGAAATGTAACTGACTTTAATTCTGCTTTTAGATCTTGTGAGTCACTTACACAATTTCCAGATATTAAGTTAGATAGTGCTGACGATGCGCAATATATGTTTAATAATTGTATTGGCATCACTTCTGTCAATATACCAACATATAACTGTTCAAATCTAACTAATGCCACGGAGATGTTTAGTAACTGTACTAACATAACAACGGCTCCAACTTTAACTAATTTTGCGCCTTCAAGTGTGGCCGGCTTGTTTTGGGGTTGTAGTAGCTTAACATCAATACCAACATTAGATTTAAGTAACACAACCGACATAACTTTTCTCTTTGCAGACTGTAGTAGCCTTACTTCATTCCCGTTAACTTCATTACCATCCAACATAACTGACATATCTGGTTTATGTCGAGGGCTTACACAGTTTACTACTTTTCCGTATTTAGATATTTCAAATTGCACTAATGCTTTTTACCTTTTTGGAAACCTAACTCAAAACTTTACTGTACCAAATTGGGACTATTCTAACTTAAATAATGTAAGTTATATGTTTCAAAATTGCTCAGGATTGACAGATTCTAATATGCCGAGCACAAGTACACTTAACTTAAACTTTTCTAATATTACCAGTCTACGGAGTTTTTTTCAAAATACCAACATAACTACTGCTCCTAATTGGGATTTTTCAAACATTACAAACACAGAGAGTATGTTTCAAGATTGTAGTAATTTAACAACACTTCCTTCAACTTTAAATTTTTCATCCGCACAAGATGTGGAGGAAATGTTTGAATTCTGTACTTCGTTAGTAACAATTCCTTCAGGTATTACTTGGGGTTCTATTACAATTACTGACGAATTATGTAATGGTTGTACCAGTTTGGCTAATTTTCCAGCTGGTGTGTTTGATACTGGCACTTTAAGTAGTACTAGTGGTCAACACCGAAATCAGTTTACCAACTGTGCTTTAACTGCACAATCTATCGAAAATATACTTGTATCTTTTAATACTAACACTAATGTTGTACCTAATATCTATGTAAACGGAGGTACTAACGCTGCTTACTCAACGTGGTCATCTACTGCTATAGCAGCTTATAACAGTCTGATTACAAAAGGAACAGCTATTTATTACAACACATAATTATGGGACCATTTACAGAAGACAAATGGATTGTAGCCCATGGCCACGAAACATTTCCACTTTGTTTTAGTGATTTACAAGCAGGAACAGCATTAGGTTCAGCACAACCAAATATAGAAGTGTTTGATACTGAAGAAGAAGCTAAAGCTAGAGTCCTAGAAATTAACCCAACTTACGAATTTGAACCTCCTGAAGAAGAGGAAGATGATTTAATTGACCTTATCGAATGATTTACTATGATTACACTTATTCGTCCACTACTATTTTCATTCCTACAATCTGATCGTGTTAAATCACTAATTGTAGAGATGCTAGAGAAACTTGCTGAATCAACCGATAATGACATCGATGATAAAGCAGTTGAATTTATCCGTAACGGTTTATTTCCGTCTAAATAATGGACTTAGGTGAGCCACCACTGTTCCCCTCTATAACGCTCCCTGAGCCTGTCCAATTGCCTATACCTATACTAGAACTCCCAAGGGCAGACATACCGTCTTACAAGCCCTTGGTGGTGCCTCCTAGCGACCTTAGGCCACCTCCAGGAATTAAACGGGACCCACAAGATAAATTACCTGAGAAAGTAAAGCAAATTAAGCCACTTACACCAAAGGTTGAAACACCAATACTTCCACCACAACCTACCTTAATACAAAAACTTGACATACCCGGTACAGGTTTTTCGATACCTATTCCGCAAAATGAAATACTTATTACAGCAGGTACAACTGCTGCAGTATCAGTTGCAGCTACTTTGACTGCAACATCATTGTTCAAACGTTTAGTTCAAATTATGAAACCTGTCTTAAAAAAAACATGGGAGAAGATAACAAAAACGAAAGGTGGAATGGAGTCGTCAGATTCCTCATACTTATCTGGTCCGCAGGACTCCTCACTGCCTCCTACGCCGGATGGATGAGTAAAATGGACCCTACATATGTTGCTTCAATTTTATCAGGTACTTTGACAGCTTACGCTATTACACGAGAGAAAAAACAATGAAAAAACTTTTAGTTTTGCTTTTGCTTGCCACACCTGCTGCAGCACAATCAGTTACACCTAATTTTACACAAGGTAGTATGCAATCTACCACAACTACAACTATTGATATTGACCGTACAGTTGCAACTGAAGTGTACGGGGGAGATTATAAATCATGGTCTGGAACCAACGTTACACCAAGTGGTTCAATCGAAGATGGATCAACAACATTTTCAGTAACCACTGCTGGAGATCCATTTCAACTGGAAATCGTAGACAGAGTGGCAGGAGTGATCGAAACAATCGACATTACCGAAGCCATTCAACAGGTTTCTACTACTACTTCCTTATCAGTCTTCTCGCAGTAGGACCAGCTTACGCAGAAGAACCAACAGTATCTAACACTGCAAACCCTGTAGCGGCTGCTACGGGTAACGTGACTAATCAAGCTGTACAGTTCCAAAACAACGGAGCACCCTCCAGACAAGTCTTTGCTGGTAGTAACTCCTGTAACGGAACAACAATGACATTCCAACCATTTTATATGGGTGGTGATGTACACACAGATGCGTACCAACGTACCCAAAACTTTGGTGTACAGCTTGGCTTTTCTGTACCGTTAGACGGTGGCATGGTTGAAACATGCAAACAGATTGCACGAAGGCATGAACAGAAGATGCGGTTGGACTATGAGCTAGTACGTGCTCTGAAATGTACAGAAATCATGAAAGCTGGTTTTACTTTTCGTCCTGGCAGTCGCGTAGAAGTACTTTGTCATGACGTTGTTCCTATTGTCTCAATTAAATAATGGAAGCAGCTGTCACTGCTCTAATTGCTTTGATAGGTGGTGGAGCAGCTTTAAATAACAGATTACACAACAGAATAAATAACGTGCATGACCGCATTAGTGGTCTTGACAGACGTATTGACGCTATTGAATTAAGTGTAGCGCAAGACTACGTATCTAAAGCTGACCTATCAGTAATGGTCCAACGTATGGAGGATCATATGGTACGTATCGAAAACAAATTAGATCAAATTGTATTGAGAAATTAATTATGTCTAGACCAGCAAATAAGACTCACATGCAACAAATGTTTGACGACAATCGAAAGAAAGCGGGTGGTGATATGAATAAACCTGCAAAAGGTAATATAAACCCTTACCAATGGAAACCTAAAAAAGCTAAAAGAAAAACAAACTCTGTTAACGAAGCATGACAAAGAAAAAAGCAACTGAAGACCAGTTCAACGAGTTGCATAATCTTGTCACAAAGGAATTTCTTGCCCGTATTAAATCGGGTGAGGCTTCTACACAAGACCTAAAAGCAGCTTGTGACTGGTTAGCTAAAAATGATATTAGTGGTGTCGCTCTTGAAGGTAGCCCACTAGATAAACTAGCTAATATTATGCCAACTGTTGATCCTGAACTTGTACAACGGAGACTTTATGGCTCGAAAGTCTAGTTATAGCGGAGCCAAATATGCTAATGGTAACTATAAATCTTACCAAAAGAAATATGATGGCTCTAAATTACAGATCTCTAAACGATCTGAACTAAATAAAGAAAACCGTAAACGTGGAACCTACGGTAACGGTGATGGCAAGGATGTATCCCACAAGAAAAATGGAAAGACATTCCTCGAAGCAGCATCAAAAAACAGAGCACGTAAAGGACGC